TTGAAACATACATTAGAATTAGAAATTTTGCTCAATCTTATGTGGAAAAGAGAGAGGCTGTTCTTAGAGCAGTAGAAAACATTAGTACAGCAGAATTCTGGTCTACAATGGGTGATAAAGTCCAAACTTATTTTGGTAATAAAACCATTTTGATGGCCATAGTAACATCTGTTACAGCAGCTTTAGTTATTTATAAAATTAGTAATAGGAAAGAAACCTTGAACATACAAGGTGATGTTTCACAAAGTATAGGTAGTAGACCTGAAGCTGAGAAAGATGGAAGAGAGAATGTCTGGTATAATAACAATTTTGAATTATCCAGTGCTAACTTTACAAGAGAGAGTGCTTCATCTAAGAGTGGAACATTTGAAGATTTCTGTAAGAAGATAGGAGAGAATGTGGTATACGTAGCTGTACGTACCAGTGAAACTAAAGGAACAAGTGGAAAATTATTGTGTCTGGGAGGACATATATATTTGACTAACAATCACACTTTACCGAATTGTGATGTTTCTCGAGAATGTCATCTTACATCGTCCAGTAAGATAGGGTTGAATTCAAATATGGTTATATTGTTATCTGAAAAAGATATTCATCGTATACCTGAACAAGATTTAGCTTTTGTTACAATACGAGAAATGCCTCCAAAGAAGAAAATAACTCAATTCTTCATGAAAGAAATTAGTGCAGGAGTTTTCAATGGGAAATATGTCTCTAAAACTTCTAAAGGCGAAATCATGGAGTACAATTTATCAAATATTCAATTACAGAAAGAGAAGTGTCTTGATTTCCCAGAGGAAAAAATGAAAGCCACTCTTAAACTTTGGAAAGCTAAAAGCCACAAACCAACTTTATATGGTGATTGTGGTGCGCCCATGATAGTACAGAGTGATTTTGGATACAGTATTTTGGGTATACATATGCTTATAAATGTGGCTAATGATAACGAGGTTTTTGCAAACGCTATTGATGGTAAATTCATCGATAAATTGTATGACTCATTGTCTAATTTCAATATTCAAGCAGGTGATTTTGATCTTATTAGTTCTGAATCAGTGAAAAGACCCGTAGTAGATCTTCATAAAAAATCTGTATTTAGATATATGAATGAAGGTACCATAGACGTGTATGGTTCTTTTACAGATTTTAGAGGAAAAGGGAAATCAAGAGTTGTAGATACCCCAATGAGTAAAGTTTTGCCCAAAATATACAAGAAAAAATATACAGCACCAGAGATGAGTACTTATGAACCGTGGCGAATAGCAGCATTAGATTTAGTTCAACCTATAACATTAGAAACTAGTATTTTAGATTTATGCATAGAAGGTTATGTAGGCGATGTTGAAAAAAAAATGAATCCAGACAACATAGATATGCTCATGATTCTTGATGACTTTACAGCTATAAATGGAGCTCAAGTTGCATATATTGATAAAATCAATCGAAGTACTAGTGCTGGAAATCCATGGAAAAAATCAAAAAAGTTTTTCTTAGAAGCAATACCACCTCAACATGGTATGCAAGATCCTGTGACTATTTCACACAAAGAAATAAATGATCGTATAGATCTAATCATCACTACCTATTTAGATGGTAAGAGATGTAATCCCAACTTTTGTGCTCATTTGAAAGATGAACCTGTCACATTCAAAAAAGCTAAAATGAAGAAGACACGAGTTTTTACTGGTGCACCTTTCGACTGGTGTGTTGTAGTTAGGAAATATTTATTATCTTTTTGTAGATTGTTACAGAATGAACGTTTCGCTTTTGAAGCTGCACCTGGAACAGTAGCTCAATCTCTAGAATGGCAAGAGTTATATGATTATGTAACTTCGCATGGTACTCACCGAATAGTAGCAGGGGACTATAAAGCATATGATAAACGTATGAGTCCCAAAGAAATATTAGCCGCTTTTGATATAATCATAAGGCTTTGCAAACTATCTGGTAATTATACAGATGATGACTTAAAAGTAATCAGGGGTATAGCAGAAGATACAGCTTTCTCCATAGTTGATTTCAACGGTGACTTAGTACAAATGTTTGGATCTAACCCTTCTGGTAATCCCCTCACTGTGATTTTGAATAGCATAGTCAATTCCTTACGAATGAGATATGTATACATTATATTAAATCCAAAAAATGAAGTAGATAGTTTTTCATCTAATGTAGCTTTGATGACCTATGGAGATGATAATATAATGTCAATTAGTGAGAGTTGTAATTGGTTTAATCACACTTCTATCTCAGAAGCTTTTGCAAAATTAGATATAGTCTATACCATGGCAGATAAAGAAGCTGTTAGTGTACCATTCATCAACATAGAAGATGCTTCTTTTTTGAAGAGAACGTGGAGATACGATGAAGATATGAAGTGTATGTTGGCGCCTCTTGATCATGATTCCATAGAAAAAATGCTTATGGTATGGGTTAAATCAAAAGCAGTGACAGAAGAGTATCAAGGAGTATCTGTGATGTGTACTGCTTTGCAGGAATACTTTTTCTATGGGAAGGATATATTCAATGATAAACGCAATATGATTGTCTCTTTGATAGACAAATTGGGGTGGCAAGATTACGTCAATAAAGAAACATTTCCAACCTATGATGATCTTGTATTACGATTTAGGAATAGTTCTAGTAAATGTTCTACTTTCGAGGAGTGTTTTGCTCTTCAAAGTGGTGTGTGTGAATATACACCAAATTTTGAGAGAAATTTTTATTCTTTTTTATACTCTATAAACTGAAGTATGGTATTGTCCTCCATATTTCTATTATATAAAAAAGTCAAACTCACAAGAGTAGCTCTTGTGTCCAGAGGGAACAACTACTATAATAGTACGTCCACTCATAACAACGTAGAGTGGGTAGTAGTTCTGAAACTTATGACTGTAAGTTTACATTTTGTGGTAAAGCTCTGGGACAGTTGGCCCTTAATTTTTATGTGTTCGTTAAGTCAAATTATGAAGTTTTTTACTGCATCTTCTAAAAATGTAGTTAAGGTGATCTGTGAGTCAAATTGTTGTTTAATAAACAACGATGATGTTCTATGTTCATCTGAGTTTGAACTCCAATCTGGAGAATCATCTTTTGCTGATGAAGGAGAAGTTCTTGATGTAACTAAACAAGTTACTACAGAATTTCTTGATGAGTCTAAGGAGTCTGATGATGGTTTTTCAGCAATCGGAAATTGGTATCAACCAACAAAAACAGCAGATTCAGATATAGTAGATTTTATGAGTAGACCTGTACTCATACATAGTGTAGATTGGGTTGTAGGGGGCTTATTAGATGAGTCTATTAACCCTTGGGGTTTATATTTTAATACTGATACTATTAGGAAAAAATTAGATAATTACGCTTTTTTAAGATGTGATTTAAAAATTAAAGTATTGATAAATGCTTCCCCATTTTATTATGGTGCCCTCTTGGCATCATATCAACCCCAAGCGGGTTTAGCTGCCACACCAGTGAACACAGCTGCTTTAGAAGATGTAGCTTATTCCCAAATGCCCCACTTTTGGATTTATCCTCAAACAAGTACAGGTGGTGAAATGACTTTGCCATTTTTGAGTATTACCGAATGGTTGCATACTGTTGGCGCTTCTGGTTTAACAGAACTCAATAACATGGGTAAATTTAGATTGGATAGTATAGGTACACTTAAGTTTGCGAATGCCACTGGAGCAGCCGATATAAATATTCAAGTGTATGCTTGGGCTGAGAACGTAGAATTAGCAGGTCTTACAGTTGATGTTGCACTTCAGATGGGTAAGGATGAATATTCCAGTGGACCTGTTAGTAAAGTAGCCAGTGCCATAGCGCGGGGATCGAGTAAATTAGAGTCAGTACCCTTTATTGGTAAGTACATGACAGCAACGACAGTAGCGTCGAGTGCGGTAGCAAACATAGCTTCTTTATTTGGTTATACAAAAGTACCTAATTTAAAGAATATAGAACCAGTAAAAGATCTACCATTTCATGGTTTAGCAACCTCAGATCAACCAGATGTTACTGAAAAGTTGACAGTTGATTCAAAAAATGAATTATGTATAGATTCTAGTGTATTGGGTACAGAGGTAGGTGATCCACTGATGATCAGTTCAATAGCTCAAAGATCTAGTTATTTAACGAGCTTTACTTGGGCTGCATCAGACGCAGAAGGCACATTACTGTGGAATAGTTTTGTTACTCCATGTATGGGTGCATTAACATCAGGAACAAGTCAGGATTATTGGCAAGGAACACCCATGTGGATATTAAATGAGATGTTCACATACTGGCGAGGAGATATCATTTTTGATATCAAGGTAATATGTTCTGGTTACCATAGAGGTAGAGTTATTTTTGCATGGGATCCTTCAGGAGATATTGCTAATACTACCAATTCAACTTCTACTTGTTTTAACAAGATTGTAGATATTAGTGAAGAGAGCGAATTTTCGTTACGCATACCTTATATACAAGCAACACCTTATCAAAAAACACCTACATCTATAGAACAATATTACGGTACATCTGCTTTAGCATCTGACGCCTATGGTGGAACCACCAATGGTATTTTGACTGCCCGTGTTTTGAATAAGCAAACGTCGCCTGTGGCCTCGGCCAGCGTAACACTTATTGTTTCAGTTAGGGGTGCAGACAACTTAGAATTTGCTGCACCAAAGAAAATTAATACAAATATTAATTTTTACGCTGTTCAAAGTGGAGAAACAACTATGGGTGAACCATCTACTTTAGATCCAAATGTGAATTTAGTTTATATGGGTGAAAAAGTTAGTTCCGTGAGAGAATTACTACAACGCTGTAATTTGTCTATGTCTTATCCTGTTGGTGAAGTACTTACTGATCCTAGATGTGAATCCAGTTACATAAATAGAAGACCTTTATATAGGGGATTTGATCCTAATGGTATTCATTCTGCAACAGCACCTGTAGCGGCAGCTAATGCACCTTTCAATTATGTAACCACAACACCATATCATTTGATAACTAGTTGTTTTTTAGGTGAACGAGGATCTATCACTTGGAAAGTCAATTTGGATGGTGTTGATTATAGATCTGTAGATGCAGGTAGATCAAATCAGATACTTACTGCAGCCAAATACGATCCTATTGCGTCAGCAAATGTGTATGATATTGATAATCTAAATACACTCAATTTAGAACGAAGTGAGCGAAACACCTATACTGCTGGAGCAGCACTTGTGAATCAAATGACCAATACAGGTTTGAGTGTAAATGTTCCAATGTACAGTATTTATACCATGTTAGACACAGCACCTGCAGATAGAACTCTTGGTGATTCTACTGTAGCAACTACTACTGATACATTACGTTTTTCATGGGTCAGACATGGTAATGTAGCAACTGGCACTTCTGGTGTTGTAGATTATCTTTTTCAAACAGGTCCTGACCACTCTTTGGTACAATTTATTTGTGTGCCAACTGTGTATTTATACACAACCCCAGCAGTAGCTACATAGCTACTGCGATATTTAAAACTCGATGGTCGATGTCGAGTCTTGTATCTCTATACAAGTTTTAGACCGGAAACGGTTTTGATAAATGCTAAGCTTAAATGGCTTTGCGTCTTACTACTTTTTTGTAGCAATTGTCAATACCGCTCTTACCGGTCTTTGGCAATTGTGAAATTTTTTTAACACAGTTGGACGTCGACGTTTTTCAAAATTGTCTCCGATTATAG